ACTTCGTCTTGTACTACATTTTTATCGTAGTTTTTGTTCTCAAAAAGAATAACAGGTTTATCTCTACGTTTCATAATAATGTCGCCAGTTTCTTTTACATTGCCAACATTTTCAATTTGTGCAGTAGGAGCGATAGAATGAAGTACATTAAAGAGTATATTTTCTGATAATTTTCCCTTAGAAGATGAGTTCTCCATTTTCTTTAATAAATCGTTTACATTTGTACACAATGAGTCTTGTGTATTATTATTTGTTACAGAAATGTCTTTCAATTCTGTTAATTTTCCATCTATACGATGCTCGGTTGATGTAATCATGGAATTAAACATACTTTGAGAGTTAATAATTGTATTAGAAAACTTTTCATCAAGAGATTGTGTGAAATCATTGAGAACATCTTTTGTTAATGAGGTTTTTAACAGCATATTTGTGTCTTTATTGATACTTTGTTGCAAATTATCAAATGTGTTCTCAATATTCTTACATAATACGTCTTGATTTTTTGGAATAATCTCATTTATCATAATTTTTGTTTTATCTAACAATGTTTCATTATATTGTTTGATGATTGGTGCGACCTTTTCACTTGCATTGCTTGATAAAATGAGTTTCATATCTTCCATATAGTCACGTTTGAAATCAACAAACTTAAGTGAAAACATGGTACCAATATCCGTCTGGTTTTTTTCAACAGTATCCTTAATCCCGAGAACCTGTGATTGAAGAGATTTCATGGTATCTAAAATGGTTGCAGCAACCGTTGAATCGAGAGATGGATTTGCATTTTGTAAAAGGTTCTCCAAAATATCAACAAAAAGAACATTCATGTTTTCAAAATTAAGATTTGTATGTTCATTATAGAAGTCTAATACTTTCTTATTGGTTATCGTAAGTGTTTTCTCCATATTATGTATTACTCTTGTGAAATCTTTATATTGATTAGCTTAATAGCTATGGTTCTCTTTATGTTTATCGTTCATATATATAAAAACTGTTATAGAATTAGTATATATGAATATAATAATTCCAGTAGGTGGAAAAGGTGAACGATTTAAAAATGCAGGATATATTAAGTCAAAACCACTAATTGAAATATTTGAAAAACCGATGATTTTTTATATTTTAGATAATTTAAATATCGATACATGCGATAATGTGTATATAATTTATAATATATTATTAGATACTGAAGATTTTTCTGTAATTATAAAAAAAAAACACCCATATGTGAATTTAATTTCGATCGAGAATGAAACAAGCGGAGCAGCCGAAACTGTATATTTAGGGCTATCCCAGATACAAAATATAAGTAAATCAAATAAAAATATATTATTAGATTGTGATACATTCTATACGGAAGATATAATAGATATTTACAGAAATAGCAAATATGGAAACATAGTATTTTATAGTATTAACGAAAATGATAAACCAATTTATTCATATATAAAGTTAGATGAACAATCAAGGATTTTAGATATAAAAGAAAAAAACAAAATATCAAATAACGCAAACACAGGGGCATACTGTTTTGAAAATCTGGAAATATTAATTAAATATTGCAAACATGTATTAGACAAAAAAATTGTATTTAATAATGAACCATACACATCGTGTGTAATAAATGAAATGGTCAACAATCATTATGAATTTTATGGCATTGAATTAAATGATAACAATGTTATATCACTTGGAACTCCTATGGATGTAGAAAAATATATAAAAACTACGAAGGTCTTGTTATTTGATTTAGATGGGACAATCGTAGATACTGATTCTCTATATATAAAAGTGTGGAATGTGTTATTAAAACCATATAATATAAATTGTGATAAAAAACTGTTTGATTATTTTATAAAAGGCAACAGTGATGGGTTGTTTATAAAATATATCGATTCAAATATAACAAATGATGAAATAATAGAATTATCTGATAAAAAGGATAGCTTATTTATAGAATATTTAAAAGACAAACAACCAATATTATTTAATGGTGTTTATGAGTGGTTTAACCAACACCGGTATAATAAAATTGCAATAGTTACAAGTTGTAATAAGAAATCCGCTGAATATATTTTACAGATAACAGGATTGTATAAATATATAGACTTGGTTATAACAGCAGAAGATTGCATTAATCATAAACCAGACCCAGAACCATATTTAACCGCAATATCATATTTTAACACGCCCCCTGAAAATGTATTTATATTTGAAGACAGTTATTCCGGGTATTGTAGTGCAATGCGAACAAATTCACAAAATATATGTTTATTTGAATCGTTAAATACGTGCAGTGAAATTATTAACTCTAATCATTTTAAATATACTGATTATAATACGTTAGAAATACAAAAAATACAAAAATTCTACATGTTATATAATGAGGAACATACCGATAATTATATAACACAAATTTGTCAAAACATAAATACAGTACCAATTAAGAACATTGTTAAAAATAATACCAATTTAAAAACAGGTTATATTTGTGATATTAATAGTTATAATATTACATACAGAAATGGTGGAACCGACCAAATAATTCTTAAAGTTAGTAATTTGGATAACGAATTGTCGTATACTGCTATAAAATTAAACATGTATGAAAATGAAACATACTTTTATGAAAAAATATCACACTTAATTGAAAATACTCCAAAATATTTGGGTTCATTCAAATCTAATAAAAAAGATGCAATTATTTTAGAAAATTTATACACATATAAGGGAGTATTTAATATTAATTTAAACAAAAATATCAGTAAATTATTGAATGTAGTAAATATCATACATCATATTCATAAATCGTTCTATTTTATTTCAGAAGAACAACTTATGTCAAACATGAAAAACTTGAAAAAAATAAATGAAATAAAATATTTTAAAGAATTAATTCACAAACGTTATGATACATTTGTTACGAATGTAACCCAGATTTTAAATAAGAAGGAAATACAAATATTACAACACATATATGATAATATTGATAATATATATGATGAAGCATCAGCATTTCCATTAAGTTTCTGTCATGGTGATTTAAAAAGCCCGAATATTTTTTATAAAAATCACATGGAACCAATATTTTTAGATTGGCAATATATACATTTAAATAAGGGCATCAGTGATATTGTATTTTTATTAGTAGAGAGTATAGATTTTGATATAATGACTGCAACAATCGTTTTAAATTATTATTATAAATTACATAATGAATCACACCCAATATCATATGAAACATTTATGTGTGATTTCAAAAATGCATTATGTATTTTCCCGTTTTTTGTATGTGTATGGTTTAATAGCGAACAAAATGATAAATTATTAGACCATGTGTTTCCTATTAGATTTTTGAAAAATTTAATGCAGTATTATAATCATTATATGTAACAAATACAATCAATATGCAATTTTTTTAATATATGCGGTTGGTGAAAATACGTTGGTAGGATACATAATATATTTGCCTTCAATTGATTTCAAAAAGTTATCAACCCCTATACTTTCACCCCATTGGTGATATGCATATTCATCAAAAACAATAATTCCATTAATACATACTTTATCCCATAATTCAAGTAAAACTTTATATGGAGCTAAATATATAGGACTATATAAAATGTGCAAAAATATTTTAGTAGTAATCTCAAGTAAAAATCCAACACAAATATTAATTGATAATATAAATAATTTATATTCTATACAAATGACCGATGGTAATAAATATAAAATAATATGTGTAGATAGTGATAGTACTAATTTTGAAACTTATGAATTAATTAATCAACGATTTCAATCTGTAATTGAAATCATATATGCAAAAAATAAAAATTATGAATATGGAGCATATAAACATGCATATAACAAATATCCAAATTACGATATATATATATGTATTCAAGATACATTTATTATCACAAAACAAATAGATATGTGTGATGTAAATGATTCATATTGCTTTAGCTGTTATCATAAAAGTGGATATTTGTCAGATCCTAATACTAAACATATTGGTATAACACAACTGTATAATACTGGTTTAGAATACAAACAAATTATAGATACACCATTTAATTTAGCACAGCATTGTTCGTTTGTAGTTTCCAAATCGGTTATGAATGATATATTCAACACCTTAATAAATCCACCAACCGATAAATTGGGTTCATGTAGTTATGAAAGAGTATTTGGATTATATTTTATATTAAAACAAATAAAAACCATAGATTTAAATGGTTATCATACAAAAATTCACGGATTAAGACGATGAATATGCAGCTTCTGGAATATATTAATTATAATATTACCGAAGTAACATTTGTGACGATAAATGGGTTGATATTTTGGTACATTTTTGCAAAATATTAACTAAGAATACATTCATTGACTTAAAAATCAATTATTTTCGTTCATTATAGAAGTCAACAACTTTCTTATTGGTTATAGTAAGTGTGTTCTCCATATTATGTATTATTCCGGTTAAATCTTTATATTGATTCGCTTAATAGCCTCTAAGGTTCTCTTTATTTGTAATAAAGTCTTTACAAATAAAGAATATTATCATGTTGATGAATTCTTATCCAGTATTGACTATATTCGCTCTGGTATGATGCAATTATAAGAATCAAATTGTTGAATTGTTAAATGTCCAGGATCAATTGATTTTGGTTGAATTACTCTTAACACTTCTTGAAACTTACCCGCCCGGATTTGGTCACATTTGATATTTATGTTCATATAATTAATAATATAGTTACGGATCCATGAGTGTGTTATATGAAAGTTGCCTTGTCTAATTGAATTATATAGAAATTTAAAATTGAAAGATAAATTATTTTTCATTATAAAATGCAAATCCGCATTGCACCCTGGATGACCGTTAACGTATATAGTATTATTAAATTCATAAGTTGATAAACATAAGTCTTTCCAAATTAACACATCATATCTATATACAATTACAATATCATACTTAAACATATTTTCGGATTCATAACACTCTTTTAATTGAATCGTTTTTTGGATAGCTAATGCTTGTGAAATTCCTCCAAAATCGGTGTCTTTTCTACATAATGATTCAATCTCGGTATTATATATTTGATTATTTTCAAAACTGTGTTTTTTAGGTTTATATAATTGACATAGGTTGTCTTCTAAATCAGTATTCCAACATTGTAAGAAAAAATCAATATCATAGTCGTTTATATTAGGTGTAATAATATGTCTATGAATTGAATTATAACATTTTAGATAATCAACATATTGTCTATCATTATATAATGAGTTTTTGAATGTAAAATGTTCCAAAATACCAACTTTGCTAATAGCCCCTCTCATGCAAATCGCAACTTTCATACTATATAATAAGTAATATAATATTATTTTACAATAAACGTTTATCGTTCATATATGTAAAAACTGTTATAGAATTAGAGTATAGATTTTGATATAATGACTGCAACAATCGTTTTAAATTATTATTATAAATTACATAATGAATCACACCCAATATCATATGAAACATTTATGT